AGCTCTTGGCTTTGAGTTTGAATATTGGGGGCAGAGTTTCACCGACGCGTGGGTGTCGTCCAATGGCTTTGTGTCGTTTCAAAGCGGCGCGCATCTGTGCTGCAACGGCCAGCCCATCGAAATGGCGCAGCGCAACACCATTTACGCCTATTGGTCGGATCTAATCAGCTACACGGGAAACCCATATTATCGCCGGGAGGACGGCTCGATCCTCTTCGGCTGGTATGGCGTGAACGAATATGGCACGAACAATAGCAGCACCTTTGAGATTGGCCTCTTTGCCGACGGTAAGATACAACTGAATTTCGGCAATCTGGGATTCTCCGGTCGGCGCGACTTTACCGCAGGCATCACTGGCCCAACTGCGGATGATAACATCCCGCTCTTCTACGGGCGCAACGCGCAGTTTCTCCAGAACCAGTCGGGCCTTTTGTCGTGGATTGCGCCTGAACCAGAGGTTGTGCCTGTTGACTGCAACGCAACGCCTATGGATCCCACCTGTCCACCGGCATCCGTAGCCATCGATGTCGGCGCACCTGATCCTACGGAAAGCACATTGGAAGCTGCCGTGGCTTCAGTCGAGCAGACGGCGCAGGAAGAAGTACAGATGGAGGATGTGGCCGAGCAGGTGATGGAAGAGGCGCAAGAGGCACTGGAAACCGCCGAAGCATCGCTTGAAGCTGACGCAGCCGTGGAAACTGAGGAGCCTGCCGCTGAGGAAGAGGCTGTCGAAGATGACGCTATTGAAGAGCTGGTGGCGGAGCAGGACTTGGAAGACTTCGATTCTGATGACGAGCGCCTGTCGCCTGATGAACTGGCTGCATTGGCGGCGCAGGGCCCAGAAGATGATAGAGAAACTTTAGCATCCGAAACCTTGGCGTCGCTGGAGCTGGAAGGCGCAGAGAGCGCTTTAGAAGGCCAAGGCTCATCTGATGGGGCATTGGAGCAAGAAGGTTCAAATCAGATTGCTACGGCGCTTGAGGAAAGCGCACAGGGTATGCAGTCCGCATTCTTCGAGGAAGCCGAACAGGCCAGCCAAGCATCGGCCTTTGAAAGCAGCTCACAATCGGTGCAAGGCTTTGCTGGTTTTCAAATGCGCGTCGATTTTGGATCGAGTTCTTCCGTTGCGGGTGGCAGCGGTGTCGGCGTTGGATCATCACCAATAGATGCAGCCATTTCAGTTGGCAGTCCTATGTCGATGGCCAATACATTTGAAATCCTGAACAGCGTTGGTAGCCAAAGCAGCGCCGCGCCGGTTGCGGCAAGCGCATCATCTGAAAAATCCGATAATGAAATGTCAGAGGGGCAGTCGGAAACCATTGAGGAAATGGGCTCTGTTCCCGCGTTCAATGCCTATCGACAGGCCGTGTTATCTGATAGGGCTGACTTTTACGCAGTTCGTGATATATACCGCAACAGAAGGCTGCAAGACGCAAACTTTGAATTGTATCGACTGATGCAGACGAATGATGCCCGATGGCAGGAGATGGTAGATGAGCAGTACAGATGAGGAACCCAAGGTCGCTTTTGATGAGAGCGGCTTCAGTTTTAAGATTGGTGGTTTGAGCAGTGGCAAGATTGCCATTATCTTCGCGGCTATATCCACTATCGTCGGCGGCCTCTGGGCTGGATTCCAAGTGTATCAGCAATTCTTGACCATGAAGGAAGTGACAGCGGCTTATGTGCCGCCCGACCTGTCTGGCATTGAGGGCCGCATTTCGGTGCTGGATGAGCGCGTCACGAGCGTCGAGCGCCTGACCAAGATCAACAGCGAAGCTCTAAACTATATGACGGGTAGCATTTCCAGCAGCGTTAGTGGCACACGCCAAACAGTTGACGCCGTTTCGTCCAGTGTTAGAAGTAGCGATGCGCAGAACATGGCAATGCAGCGCGCCGTCATAGAGCAACTGCGTGAGCAGGATCAGGAGCAACAGCGCCGGATTAAGGAACTTGAGAAGCAAACGGATGAACGCATCCAAAAGACGCTGGCGAATCCGCTGGCAGGGAAGGACTGATGATGGAAGATAAATTAATGGATGCGCGCATCAAAGCGCTCCTCATGGCCGCCCGCACGATGGCGTTTGTCATCTGCACTATTACCGTTGCCATGATTGCTGGCCTGTTCGTATCGAACGAAGTCATCGACAACAAGGATGTTTTCGGCCTCCTGAGCTATGTCATGACATCTGTTGTAGGCGCTGTGGCTGGCTCCTACGCCACGCTGATGGGCATGAAGGGTGAGTTGGTTCCACCTCCGCCTGAAGACCGCAACGACCCTGAGCCTGAGCCTGAACCAGCACCCGTGCCGCCTGCCCCACTGGACCTGACACCAGAGATGCAGCCTGAAGCACCAAAAACATACGACGATCCGCAGGCCACAGTCTTTATCGACGAGCCTGAAGACGACGATGATGACGACATGGAGCCTTGGGAGAAGTACCGCAACGATATGCGCTATGATTTAAACGGAGACGGCGTGGTGGACGAAAACGACTTTCCAGATTGGCGGAGTGCAGGGAAATGAGCATGATTGAACTTCAGAAAAAGATTGGGGTAACGGCTGACGGGGCTTTCGGCCCCGGCACGCTGAAGGCCGCCGCATCCTACTTCAAGCTGAACAAGAATCGCGCTGCCCACTTTTTTGCTCAGTGCGCGCACGAGAGTGGCAACTTCAAAGCGTTCAGCGAGAACCTGAACTACGGCGCGAAGGGCTTGCGCGGTATCTTTGGCAAGTACTTCCCAACCGATGCGCTGGCCAAGGCTTACGAGCGTCAGCCGATGAAGATTGCCAATCGCGTCTATGCCAACCGTATGGGCAACGGCGACGAAGCGTCAGGCGAAGGTTTTCTGTACAAAGGTCGAGGCCCCCTCCAATTGACAGGCAAGAACAACTACCGCGCATTCGGTAAGTATATCGGACGTGAGCAAGAGATTTTGGACAACCCAGACCTCGTTGCCACAGAACTTGGCTTTGAAAGCGCCTTGTGGTTTTTTGACGCAAACAAGCTATGGTCAATCTGTGATCAGGGCATCAATGACGCTGCTATCCTGCAGCTCACTAAGCGGATCAATGGGGGCACGCATGGCCTCGATGACCGCAAACTGAAAACCAAGAAGTACGCTGCTTGGTTGTAAGGAGAAGAGTTATGCTTAATCTGAAGAAAATTATCCGCAAGGAAGCCGAGAAGGCAATCGCGAAGAAAGCCGTGGGCAAGATTCTGCCGATGGAAGACGCGCCAAAGCTGACGATGATGGCAAAGATGATGAGCATCAAGGGAAGGCTGGCGGTGGCAATTGCTGCTATTACAGCTTTGATTGCGGCTGTTTCTGAATTGATGTAAGGACCAGTCTATGGCTACCGCGATGACGTATACCAGCTTGCTCAACGACCTCCGGAATTATCTGGAGCGTGGAGCTACGCTGGCGACTGACCCCTCAGTTTTTGTACAACTTCCAAGTCTTGTGGGGCTTGCTGAACGTCGTCTGGCGAGAGAGCTTAAGATCCAAGGGACTGTCACCGTCGTCAATTCGACCATGACTCAGGGGCAGGCGACATATCCGAAGCCTGACCGCTGGCGTGAAACCGTCAGCATGAGGGTTGGAACCGGGACTGGCTACAACACGACGCAGGAAATTTTCCCGCGTGCATACGAATATATGCGGCAGTATTGGCCGAATCAGACGGTCACTGGTACGCCAAGATTCTATGCTGACTATGACTATCAGCACTGGTTCTTTGCGCCTACGCCGTCTGACGATTTTCCTTATGAGCTGATTTATTATGAACTGCCGCCGCTTCTTGGTGACGACGTTCAAACGAACTGGTTCACGGAATACGCGCCTAACGCGCTGCTCTATGCCTCGCTTATGGAGGCCGCTCCGTTCCTGAAGAACGAAGAAATCATTCCAATTTGGCAGGGCTTTTATGACCGTGCCGTCGCCGCACTTAATGGTGAGGACATTCGCCAGATCGTTGATCGCGGCATTATTCGCAGGGAGGACTGATAAATGCCATCGTTCACGAATACGTTCGGGGGTACAGTCATTTACCCAGCAAACGTCAGTTACCGGGCGGTATCGCTTTCTGCCAACGTCACCCTGACGTGGCCCACGGAACTCGCCACAGACACGAACACGACGGCTGCAATCATGGATGTCACGCCAACAGGCGCTGGCTTCACGATCCGTATGCCGGACGCATCGCAGGCAAGCGTTGGCGAAACCGTCCTGTTCTTCAATCCCGGCGCATCTTCCTTCACGGTTGCTGATAATGGTGGGAACACCATCGTGGTTGTCGCCGCCGGCCAGAGCTGGCAGGTTTATCTCACGGGCAACTCGACGGTAAACGGTGCGTGGCGCTCACTGGCTTATGGCACAGGCACGTCATCGGTTAACGCTGGATCACTGGCCGGCCTTGGCATCAAGGCCATTGGCACGACGCTGAACCAGTCTATCGCCGTTGACGCGCTCAATTCCAATTACACCATCGGTTCTGCTGATAGATCGCGTATGCTGCTCTGGACGGGCGGCGCGGGGACTTTCACGCTGCCTTCGGCTTCAGTGGTTGGTAACGATTGGTTCTGTCAGGTTCGCAATGGCGGCACTGGCGCAGTCACTATCGCAGGCCCCGGCGGTGAAACCATAGATGGTGCGCTGAACCTCATCATGGACCCTGCGAACAGCGCGTTCATCGTCTGCGACGGGACGGATTACTTCACGCTTGGATTGGGCCAGCCAGCTGAATTCACGTTCGACTTCATCTCAATCAACCTAGCCGGACAGTCGAGCCCGTATTCTCTTACGGGTGCAGAGCTGAATCGGATTGCCTATCAGTTCAGCGGCTTGCTGACTGCGAACATGGAAATCATTGTTCCCACGACGGTGCAGCAATACTGGGTCGCCAACAATACGACCGGACCTTACACGCTAACCGTGAAGACCTCAGGCGGAACTGGCGTGGCTATCACGCAGGGTGCACGCTCGATTCTTTATTGCAATGGAACGAATGTCGTTGCAGCTGACACTGGTGGCCTTTCTGTTCCAATCTCGGTTGCTCAGGGCGGTACGGGGGCAACGACTTCCAACGGCGCTCTTGTCAATCTTGGCGGCACATCCCTTGGCGTTTCCATTTTCACTGCAGCTGGAACAGCAAACGTATGGGCTGACTTAGGCCCAGCACAATCTGGCAATGTTAACGGCGGCACGTTTTAATGCTGGTTCCCGTCAACCTTCAATCAAAAGCTGGCATCAAGCGTGATGGCACCAAGTTTGAGGGTGACTATTACGTTGACGGCCAGTGGGTGCGTTTTCAGCGTGGGCTGCCGCGTAAGATCGGCGGATATAGACAGATCAGTAATTACGTAAATGGGATCGTCCGGCAGATTCACACGCAAGGGCTGAACAATTTTGCCTATACTCACGTTGGGCATCAGAAGGGCGTGCAGCAATTTACGATTGATGTAGACGGGAACACCTCGGCTCCCATCACGCGGACGCCAGCGGGCTTTACGGACAACGATAATTACAACTGGATGTTCGATGCCATGTATGACGGCGCTGGTAGCGGTACGGTCATCATTGCAAACGCAACAGACACGCTCTTAGACATCACCAGCGGGGAAAACTATCCCATATACATCGGGGACATTTACGGCACGTCGGCTCTTACAGCAATCCCGGGAGTAACGACCTGCGGCGGCATCGTGGTGCTGCACCCGTATCTGTTCGTCTATTGCGCAAACGGGTACATCCGGTGGTCTGATATAAACGATCCTACCAACTTCACAACTGGGGACGCTGGCGATGCGTTCGTCACTTCCTCAAAGATCGTTAAGGGACTCCCCCTTCGTGGCGGCGGTCAGAACCCTGCCGGCCTTTTCTGGTCGCTCGACAGCCTGATTCGCGCCTATTAC